CAACGGCGGCTCTCCGTCAATTATTAGACGCTGGTACTTTATCGAACTTACCTGCAGGATTTAAACAAAGAGGAGTTAGAGTCAGAGACGAAGCGTCTCCAATACAGCCAGGTGAATTTAAGGATGTCGATGCACCAGGCGGAAATTTAAGAGATGCTTTCTTTCCATTACCATACAAAGAACCTTCACCAACATTATTAAATTTATTAGGTGTAGTTGTGCAAGCTGGTCAAAGATTCGCGGCTATTGCTGATATGCAAGTAGGTGATGGTAATCAAGGTGCAGCAGTAGGAACTACAATTGCGTTACTAGAACGTGGCTCACGTGTGATGTCTGCAATACACAAAAGATGTTATGCAGCAATGAAAACAGAATTTAAATTATTATCAAAAGTAGTTGCACAATATTTACCACCTGAATATCCTTATGATGTCATTGGTGGTCAAAGAAATATTAAACAAACAGATTTTGATGACAGAATAGATATTATACCTGTTGCAGATCCAAATATATTTTCAATGTCGCAAAGAATTACACTTGCACAAACACAATTACAAATAGCAACATCAAATCCACAATTACATAACATGTATCAGATATACAGAAACATGTATGATGCAATTGGTGTAAAAAATGTTGATGCAGTGCTCCCACCACCAGCGCCAATGGCACCGATGGACCCAAGTTTAGAGCACATTAATGCAATGGCAGGTAAACCATTTCAAGCTTTTCCTGGTCAAGACCATAGAGCACACATCACAGCGCATTTAAACTTCATGTCAACTAATATGGTTAGAAATAATCCATCAATTATGGCTGCAATACAAAAAAATATACTTGAACACATATCAATTATGGCTCAAGAACAAGTTCAACTAGAGTTTAGAGAACAAATGCAACAAATGATGATGATGCAACAACAAGCAGCAGTCAATCCACAGATACAACAACAGTTACAAATGCTTACAAATCAAATTGAAGCAAGAAAAGCTACATTAATTGCTGAAATGACAGAGGAATACATGAAAGAAGAGAAACAAATTACTTCTCAATTTGATAATGACCCTCTATTAAAGCTAAAATCACGTGAAGTTGACCTTAGAGCGATGGAAAATGAACGTAAAAAACAAAATGACGAGGCAACTCAAGATTTAAACAGGGCAAAATTAATGCAAGCACAAGAAATAGCTGAAGATAAAATGGAACAGAACGAAGATTTAGCAAAATTACGTGCTGGAGTTAGTCTTGCAAAGACGGGTGTACAACAAGCGCAAGTTATGGTAGAGGATAATTAATAAAAGGAGCAAAAAGCTATGATGAACTATAAAAAACAGAAAATAATTAACGTTCCAGAGCAAAGTATCGAGGTAGATCCAAGATCTAAGACTACTGCAGACGGTGCGTTCAATTATATTGCTACAGGAAAGCCTGAGATGCCAGTCCCAGGTCAAAAAAGAATGTTAGCAGAGAAAAGAAGAAACTCTAAAGCTTACTAATATGTGGTTATCGGCAATTAAATTAGCCGTCTCTGCTGGAAGTAAGATATACGCTAACAAGCAGAAGACGAAGATGGCTATGTCAGATGCACAACTGATGCATGCTACTAAAATGGCCCAGGGTGAGGAAGCTTACCAGGGAAAATTGTTAGAGGCCCGACAATCGGACTGGAAGGAC